GTATCAGATGCTCAGTTACAAGCCTTATTCTTATCAGAGAGAGTTCCACAGAGCAGTTTCCGATGCAGGAGGTTTGGCACGTCAACGATGTTTGATGGCAGCAAACAAGGTAGGAAAGACTTTCTCAGGAGCAATGGAACTCTCCTATCATCTGACAGGGTGGTATCCCGACTGGTGGGAGGGGCATAAGTTCAATAAGCCGATATTGGCATGGGCTGCAGGGCAATCTCATTACAACACACGAGATATCTTGCAAGCAGAATTGTTGGGAGAACCTGGAGACAAGCTCCAGTTTGGGAAGGCTGCATTACCATTGGATCTGATTGTGGACACAGATCGGAATCCTGGAGTTCCAAATGCTTATGCATCCGTGATTGTGAAGCATAAATCTGGAATGAACTCGAAGTTGTTCTTCAAGTCTTATGATTCAGGACCAGAAGCATTCATGGGAAAGGCAGTTGATGTGGTTTGGTTTGATGAGTTGTGTGGACAGGCAGTTTACTCACAGGCATTGAGAGCAACTTTGAAGACTGCAGGACTGGTGTATTTGACCTACACCCCTGAGAAGGGGATGGATGAGATTACATCTCAGTTCATCAATTCCATCAAACCAGGACAGGCTCTATATAGAGCAACATGGGATGATGCCTCTCATCTGACTTCAGAGATCAAGGATGAGATACTAGCAGCCCTGCCTGAACATGAGAGGAAGATGAGGAGTCAGGGTCTTCCTGTTTTGGGATCTGGTGTGGTGTTTCCGGTACCAGAGGAGGATATCAAGTGTGAAAGTTTCACGATTCCAGGACATTGGTCTCGAATGGCAGCAATTGATTTTGGCTGGAATCATCCAACTGCAGTGGTTTGGTTGGCCCATGATCGGGATGGAGACACGATCTATTTGTATGATGCCTACCGTCAGGCGAATACAACAATCCTGGTTCATGCCCATTCGATCAAGCAGAGAGGAGATTGGATTCCGTGTGTCTGGCCTCATGATGGGGCACAGCATGATAAGGGGTCAGGAGTTGGTTTGAGCCAGCAGTATCGGAGAGCAGGTGTGGAGATGGTAGGACAGCATTTCACCAACCCTGATGGGTCGATCAGTGTGGAACCAGGACTTCAGGAGATGCTCACCCGATTCCAGACAGGCAGGTTGAAGGTCTTCTCACATTTAGGAGACTGGTTTGAGGAGTTCAGAATGTACCATCGTAAGGATGGGAAGGTGGTCCGTGTGAGGGATGATCTGATGAGTGCAACAAGGTATGGGGTGCAGTCGATTGGGAGATTTGGACGGACTGGGATATTTAAGGAAAGGCCAGAAAAGGCAATGGGTGCAATGGATTATGATCCTTTTGAGATGCTGGAAGTTGCATGAATTTTGAGACTCTGGTAAGGGCAGAGCCTCTTGAGACTCAGGAACAATGGGAAGAGTTACTGGAGCAGTTTCAGAAGGGACGTGGGATAAGAAGCAACCCTGTGTTCCCAACCCACTTGTTGAGAAGGAAGGGTGAAGTTGTTGGATCTTTTTGTGTTGGGTCTCCTACAGTTCATCTGCAGATGGATAAGGAGAAATGCAACTGGAGGGATTCACTGATTGTGTGGAGTGTATTGGAGTCACTGATGCTGGAGAACAACATCAACCAATATGTGATTGCATGTGAACCGACAAGTCCGTTTTATAACCTTCTCCAGAAAAGGCTCCTGAAGATCACAGGAGAGGAGAATTGTGAGAACTGGCATCTCTTTAAAAGGAACCTATGATTTACACCAGAATTGAATGGATATGGACTGATGAGGGTTTGAAAGAGACCTTTGTTGAGTCCTGTGAATATGAGGGTGAGTTTGTGATGTGTGGGGGAGATAGTGGGTCAGATTCTGGTGGAGGAGGTGGTGGTGGCAGCAATAAAAAGAAAAAGAAAACCTTCAATCCTTCAGGCAATATTTACACTCAGCCAACCCCAGATCCACCTGCTCCTAAACCCCCACCTGCTCCCTCAGAACCATCAGGAGGAGGATGGAGTGGTCCTGAAGAACCTAAGATTATGGCAAGCACTAGCACACAAGAACCTGAAAAAGCAGGATTTGGATACTCTCCAGAGACAGGATTTACATACAACACAACCAAGGAGAGATCTGATGCAGCAGGTAAGGCAATGCAGTATGCAACCATCCATGGGACTTTAAAAGGGACAGAGTGGGAGGATGATCAATTCATGCTCAACACAACAGCAAATCTGAGAACCAATGATCCAGACTATATAGGATCAGGATCAGAAGGAACAGGAGGAGGAAGAACTGGAAAAACAGGAACAGGAGGAACTCCAACAGGAGATGATGAAGAAGAAATAGTAGAAACAGAAGAACCCCTCTCAACCTTTGTTGATGATGAAGCACTCCGTAAAACGAGACGGAGATTGAGGGATCGTTTTGGAAGACGTGCGACTCGTGGAGGAGGAGCAGAGACTGTAGGAACAGGATACACATTAGGAAGTTAGTGTGGAGAACATATACCCGAATGATCATGTAGTTGAGGTCTTAGAGGAGTATGAAGACCTGAAGCAAACTCGTGCCAACTGGGAACGGATGTGGCAGGAGATTGCAGAGTACATGATCCCTCAACGTGCAGATTTCACAGTGAAGCAATCTGCAGGAGAGCAACGGAGGGAGAAGATCTATGAGGGTACCGCAGTAAGAGCCTTAGAGAGGAGTGCTGCAGGACTTCACAACACACTGACTTCAAGTGCAGTTCCATGGTTCCACTTGAAGGTACAGAGGGAGTTACAGCAGGACCGTAGTGTCCAGTTATGGTTGGAAGAAGCAGAACGTAGATTGTTTGATGTCTTTGCCTCACCAGACTCGAACTTCCATCCTGCATTACATGAGTTTTATCTGGATCTGGTTGGATTTGGAACAGGGATCTTGTATGTGGTGGATGAACCAGGAATGGGTCCACGTTTCCGTTCCTACTTCTTAGGACAATGCTATCTCCTTCAGGACAACCTTGGGAAGGTGGATGGAGTGTTGAGAGTGTATGAACATTCTGCAAGGCAGTTGGTTCAGGAGTATGGCGAGGATGGGGTGCCTGAGAGTGTATTGAAGGCATACAATTCCAAGGATGAGAATAAGAAGTTCGAGTGCCTTCATTGTGTGAAGAGGAGGAGGAACAGAGACATGAATGCAGTCGGCAATATGAATATGCCTTGGATGAGCATGTACATATTGACAGACCAGAAGCATGTCTTGAAGGAGTCAGGATTCGAGGAGTTTCCTTACATTGTAAGTCGATGGTCCAAGAACTCAGAAGAGACTTATGGACGAGGACCAGGAACCTCGGCTCTTCCTGATGTGAAGATGATCAACCTCATGGAGAAGGTGGGACTCAAGGCATTGCAGAAGATGGTAGATCCTCCCTTGCTGGTTCCAGATGATGGGTTTCTGAATCCTGTGAGAACCCAACCTGGAGGATTGAATTATTACCGTGCAGGTCTTGGAAGGGATGACAGGATTGTTCCACTCCAGACCAATGGGAGATTGGACTTGAATGAATCGAAGATTGGTCAGGTTCGGGATTCCATCAGTAAGACCTTCTTCCTTGATCTGTTGGAGTTACCTGGCCCCGTGGCAGCCGATGGTGATGTGATGAGGTTCAGTGCAACAGAGATCAATGCACGTCAGAGGGATCGCTTGAGTGTGTTAGGACCAATTGTCTCAAGGCAGGAGGTTGAGTTTCTGGCACCTTTAGTGATCAGGACTTTGGGAATCATGGAAGCAAATGGGATGTTGCCGATGGCTCCTCCTCAGTTGAGAGAGGCAGACTTCAAGGTGGAATATGCAAATCCTGTCAGCATCTCGATGAGAACAGGAGAGTTAAACAGTGTAGCCCAGTTGATTCAGTTCCTGCTTCCCATTGCCCAGATTGATCCAACAGTGGTACAGAGGTTTGACACAGGACGGATTGCAGAGTTGGGTGCAGAGATACTGAAGGTTCCACCAAGTGTCTTGAAGACGGAAGAAGAGATGATGCAGATGCTCCAACAGCAACAACAGCAACAGGAAGAACAGATGATGCTCCAAGGGAACTTGCAGGTCGCACAGGCCGATAATTTGGTAAGTCAGAGCCGTAAGAATGATGCACAGGCAGAGTTGGCTGCAGCAAAGAGTCAGTTGCCAGCATGATCAGACGGAAAGAGAAGGAACGAAAACAGCTTTATGACCGTATTTTCAGTTCCGAAGATGGTCAGAGATTATTGAAGGATCTGGCACAACGGAATCATGTCTTTGATGTGATTACTGTTCCAGAACCTTCCATAAGTGCCTTCCGTGATGGAAGGAGAAGTGTGGTAATTGATATTATCAATTACTTAAATTTAAACCTAAGAGACATGGAACGTCTAGGGCGAGAATCCAATGGAAGAGACACAGAGCAGCACGACATTGACTGAGGCATCCTCGTCTGGTGCGGAAACGCAATCAGGAGGATCAATCCTTGGTGGAATGGACAGTGGACAAGAGGCAAGTCCTCTTGCAATCAACATGGAGAGTCTGCCTGATGATATAAGGCATGAACCTGTGTTAAAGAACTTCAAGAGTTGGGATGCATTGGCAAAGAGTTATGTTCATGCAAACCGAAAGCTTGGAGTCCCATCAGACCAGTTGATGCAGATCCCTCAAGGAGAGAATGCAGACTGGAATGGGGTTTATAAAGCAATGGGAAGACCAGATACTCCTGACCAGTATGAGTTGAATGGAACAGGAGATATGGCAGATAATTTCAGGAATCAGGCATATCAATTAGGATTGAGTCAGAAGCAGGCCAGCGAGTTGATGAACTGGTACTCAGAGGTTCAGTCTGGTGTGGATTCCAGTGATGATGAGGACTTTGCATCAGAGCAGGTCCAGTGGGTTGCAGACCTCCAGAAGGAGTGGGGTGACTCATACATAAAGAATACGAAATTGGCAGAACGTGCATTCAGGCAGTTTGGTAGTGAGGATGCACTGGAAGTCATGAATGCAACAGGACTAGGATCACATCCTGCTCTTGTGAAGATGTTTTCCCAGATTGGTCAGTTCCTCGCAGAGGATGGTCAATTGACAGGGAATCAACAGGGTCGGATAGGAGGAATCACTCCAGGATCTGCAAAGACAAGGATTGATGAACTTCTAAACGACAAGGATTTTACAACACGGTACTACGATCAGTACCACCCACGGCATCAAGATGCTGTGAATCAAATGCAACGACTATACGAGGCAGCAGGTTAGTCAGACAACCGTTATCGGCCTGACCTGATATCTCTGGAGTCGGACCTGCCTAATACGAGGTAGACAATCCGTCATTCGTGAGTCGAAGCGAGAAATCGTTTCAACGAAAGGACGAATTATGTCTACCCAAGTGACTACGGCATTTGTCAAACAGTATATGGCAAATGTTGATTTCTTGGTCCAACAGAAAGGATCAAGGCTGCGGAATGCAGTGACCCTCAAGACTGGTGTAAGAGGCGAAGAGGTCTTCATGGATCGAATCGGCTCTACTGCACCTCAGAAGGTGACATCTCGACATGCGGATACACCTTTAATCAGCACCCCACATGATCGAAGACGGATCACACCAGTTTCCTACAACTGGGGAGACCTCATTGATAATGTTGACCGTGTGAAGATGATCATTGATCCCACATCCCCATATGCACAAAATGCTGCATATGCCATGGGACGTGCCATTGATGATGAGATTTTGGATGCATTATCAGGTAATGCATTTGGAGATGCCTCAACATCAGGATCTGATGCATCTACTGCCATTTCCCTTCCTGCAGGTCAGAAGGTTGCAAAGGACTTTCACACCTATGACACAGGTTCTGGAGATGTAGGTTTGACTCTTGGTAAGTTGTTAAAAGCCAAAGAGATCTTGGGTGCAGGAGAAGCAGATGATTACGACATTGCCGGCAATCCGAATCTCTTCTGTGTGGTGAATTCCAAGCAGATCTCAAAGATGCTCACGGACTTCTCCATGGGTGGTTCTTCTGGAAATCAGGGTATCAGTGCAGCAAGTGCAGATTATAACTCTGTCCGTGCCTTGGTATCAGGTGAGATTGACACCTTCATGGGTTTCAAGTTCATCAGAACAGAGCAGATCAATGTGGATTCCTCTGCTGACCAACTGGTCATGTGTTTCCACAGAGCAGGAGTTGGGCTTGCCATCTTTGATGATGTGAAGGCCAGAATTTCTGAAAGACCTGATAAGCGTTACTCAACGCAAGTGTATTATGAAATGACAATTGGAGCAGCACGTCTTGAAGAAGAACGTGTTGTCGAAATTGCCTGTGATCCTTCTTAACACTGAGCCAGGAGAATAATTATGGCAGCAGTATATGGTGTTAATTTCACCAAAAATTACCCTGTTGAGGCTGGCTCGACTGCAGCACAATCCCAAGTGGATGTGTCTGAAGTTGGAGGTCGCATGAGGGTCGCATATGACACTTATGAGGCATCCAGTCTTGCTTCAGGTGACACTATTTCCATGTTCAAACTTCCAAAGGGAGCAAGGATTTGGCAGATGGTGTTAGTGACTGACGATATGAGTGGCTCAGGAAAGCTTGAAGTTGGCGATTCTGATGACACAAATCGATTCATTACTGAATCCATCTGTGGTGATGCAAACAAAGTTCATTACATGCATCCAAAGGCACATGCCTCTGACGGCAACGTGACTCTGTTGGGTGGTGTAAGTGGAACTGGTATTGATGCATTTGGCTATGCACTGACTGCAGAAACCACAGTCATCATTACTGTTTCAGTCGCAGCAGTAACAGGAACCATCAATCTTGCGTGTTATTACACAATAGACTGATTAGGTTCTGACATTCCAATCGGGCCGATCTGGTATCGGCCCATTTCCCTAGCATGGAGACGTATGTCCAAAATAACGCTTTATGATGACAACAACACTCCTGCAGAAGTAGAGGCAGGATCTTCAGAATATCAGGAAAAGATAGGTGCTGGCTGGACCACTTGGAAAAAGCCAAGTGCAAAGAAAACCTCTAAGAAGAAGGATGACTGATGGCATCCGTAGTCGGAATCTGCAACATTGCCTTGTCGAACATTGGTGATGAAAAGATCAGTTCTCTGACAGACAACAATGACCGTGCAAGAGCATGTAATTTAAGGTATGAGGACACACGAGATGCAGTTCTGAGGGCACATCCTTGGAATGCTGCAACCACTCGTGTGGAATTGGCTGCCTCAACAGACACACCAGTGTGGGGATTTACCTACAAATATGCTCTTCCTTCAGACTGTTTGAGAGTCTTGGATGTGTATGATTACACAGTCCCATTCTCCATTGAGGGACGGTTCCTTCTGACTGACAATTCAACTGCAAAACTGAAGTACATTGCAAGGATCACAGATCCTAATGTGTATGACATTCTGCTCCAACAGGCTATTGGGATTCGTTTGGCAGCAGAGATTGCAGAAGCATTGACAGGAAGGACGGAGTTGAAGCAGGAAATGTATCAGAAGTATCTGCTCATTCTCTCAGAAGCACGAGGTGTGGATTCCCAGGAGAAGGGTATGCCAATGGTCATTGAAGCAAATGATTTCATCAATGCACGGTTTGACACCAGTTACTTGCTGAACACTTCTACAACCATCTGATGGCAAGAGTTCAGGCACTTCAGGGTTCCTTTGTGACAGGAGAGATATCTCCAAGGTTGCAAGGGAATGTGCTGCTCGAAAGTTATAAGAGCAGTTTAGGGAAGTGTTTGAACTATGTCGTGGTTCCACAAGGAGCCGTAACCAGGAGACCTGGAACACGGTATGTGACTCCTACAAAGAATGATGGAGAGGTTCGTTTGATTCCATTCAACTTTGGTCAGGGTCAGTCCTATGTGATCGAGGCAGGAGCAGGATACTTCAGATTCTTCACTGCAGATGGAGTGTTGATGACTGCAGCAGATTCGTCAACACCACTTGAGATCACTGCAGATTCTGATGGAGATGCAGTTCCTTATGGTGCATCTGATCTGGATGATCTGGATGTGACACAGAGTGCAGATACTCTGTTCATCGTTCATCCCAGTTACCGTCCTTTCACCCTCAAGAGAACAGGAACCTACACTTGGGTTTTTGAAAAACTGGTGCTGAAAAATGGACCATTTGACCCTGTCAATGTAGAAGACACCGTCCTCCATGTGGATATGACTTCAGGATCACTGGATAAAGAGAGGATGACTGACATCATCCAGACGAGTGATTACATTGACACCTCGAATGGGAGATTAACTGTAACCAAACATCCGTTTGTCAATGGTCAGAAGATCTATTTTGAATCTTCCAGTTCTCTTCCAACAGGTATTTCTGCTGGGCCAGCAACTCAATATTACATCATCAATGCAACGGTAAACACGTTTCAGGTTTCAACAACCTATGAGGGAACTCCTGTCAATATAACAGGAGTCGGCTCTGGAACTTTAACGATCTGGAAGGAGTTCATTCCGAAGGATACAACAATCACTTTAACAAGTTACAACCTTCTGAGTGATATCACGTTTACTCAATCAGATGACAAATTTAATAAAACGTCTCATGGATATGCCAATGGGACGAAGATGAGGTTTGTCAAATCGGCACCTGATGGGTTTAGTGTGGAGACCACCTATTATGTGGTATCAACTGCAACCAATGACTTTCAGTTATCTGCATCAGAGGGTGGTAGTGCAGTCACAGAATCAGGATCTTCCACCATCACAGTAACAACCTTACATGCAGTTGGGATTTTAGGAATCAACAATGACACAGGATTCCAGACCACAGATGTCAACCGATACATCCGTCTCAATAATGAAATCTATCCTCACATCCGATGGGGATATGCAGAGATAGCATCAAGGACTTCCACAAGTGTGGTGACAGCAAAGGTCAAGGAACCTCTTGCAAATGAATTCACAACACGAGAATGGGCACTTGGAGCATTCTCTGGAACATCAGGATATCCAAGAACGGTCCAGATTTATCAGCAACGGATGGTGTTTGCAGGAACCACATCTGAACCTCAGAACATCTACTTTTCCAAAACAGGAGATTTCAACAATTTTGCAACAACAGAAGCTCTTGGTAAGGACAGTGGAAATGTAGATTCTACTGGTGCAAAGATCATTACAGAACAGATCTTCAATGATAATGCAATCACCCTTCAGATCAGTTCTGACACCGTTGACCTCATAGAATGGTTGAATGAGGATGCACGTTTATCAATAGGCACATCAGGAGGTATTTTCCAGGTTTATGGATCTGACACAGACAACACTCTGACTCCATTCAATTTCACCATCCAGAAGATCACAGACTGGCCCAGTGAGGACACAGCACTTCCTCAAAAGATTGGTAACAACCTTTTATATGTGCAGCAGAATGGAAGGAAGGTCAGAGAACTGATTTTCGACAACGAACAGGAACGATATTCTGCAGATGATATTTCCATCAGGTCTGAGAATCTGACCCAGTATGGGATAGAGGAACTCGCATACCAGGACCAACCTCATGCACTTTTGTGGTGCAGGAAGGCCGATGGGAAACTGGCCTGTTGCACCTATGTGAGGAACCAGCAGGTTATTGGGTGGCATCAACATGCAATTGCAGGAACCCACACAGAAGCAACCTCAACCTATGGAACACATGCCAAGGTTGAGAGGATGGTTTCAATCCCACGGACCAACTTTGATCAGATGTGGTTTGTGGTCAAGAGATCGATCAATTTAGGAACTGTGACTGCAAATGCATCAACTGACAAATTGACCTTAAATGGTCATGGAATGGCAAATGGAACAAGGGTCCGGTTTACAACATCTGCCTCAGACCTTCCTGCAGGACTTGCTGTAGATACAGATTATTATGTAATCAGTACTGCAACCAATGATTTTGAGGTTTCCACAACATCAGGAGGTTCTAAAGTTGATATCACAGACACTGGGTCAGGCACCCACACTGTGAAAATGATGGACCGCAGATATGTGGAGTACATGGACAAGTTCTATGACTCATCTGAAACCGATGCAGATGCAGCACATTTCTTGGACTGTGGAGCAATCTATTCAGGAGGATCAACAAGTACCATCTCAGGTTTAGGATACTTGGAAGGAGAAACCGTTTCTCTTCTTGGAAATGGTGCATCACAACCTGATCAGACGGTGGCATCAGGTGCCATCAGCATCCAGTTGGCAGTTACAAGGGCACATGTCGGATTATCCTACAACAGTGATGTGCAAACCCTCCCTCTTGCAATCGGGACTGCAGACAATACCTCAGTAGGAAACCAGAAACGGATTCACAGAATCATCGTCCGATTCCATGAATCCATGAGTCTCAGTTATGGAATGGATTCGTCCAATTTAACCGATGCAACATTTAGGAGAGGAGGTGATCTGCTTAGTTCTGCATTAGATTTATTTTCAGGAGACAAGGAACTCGTGTTTCCTTCCAGTTACGACACTTTAGGGCAGGCATATTTAAGGTGCAGTCAACCATTTCCAAGCACGATCACCTTGCTGGCTCTTGATTATGAAACAAACGATTAGGAGATAAATATGGGTGCATGGGTGGTTCCAGCAATTCAAGCAGCAGCAACCATTTACACGATCTATTCTCAAGATCAGGCAAACAGACAGAGACAGTCTCAATACAATGCACAGGCTGCAGAATATCGGAGATATGCAGAGGCTCAGTACAAAATAACCCAAAAGAAAATGGGCATGATACGAATCCAGTCTTTAAGAAAGCAGGATGAGATAAAGGCAATAGGACAGATCCAAGCAGATCAAATCCAAATGGCAGGTAAAAGTGCAGTTGCAGATATCTCAGTACAGACTGCAGCATCTGGTGCAGTAGTGGGATATGGGACTCCAGGACAACTGGAATTTCAACAGATGCTTTTGACGAACAAGGCATCTGCGAATGTGCAAAACCAAGCAAATCTGACTGCACACAATCTGAAGGTAAAAACAGACCGTCAAATTGACATCATGCAGGATTCTGCAGACTTAGCACGATCCTCCATGTATGCAAAAGCATCATGGGCCGATTCTGCTGCAGCAGCAACAGAAGCATCACGTTTGATTGAAGGAACAGGAACCTTATTAACAGGCATGGGCACCATTGCACAAACCCAGTACATGATGCCTGAAAATCAACGGATTCCTTGGTTTAGAACCCAAGAGAATGCAATAGGTCAGTACTAATGGCACGGATCAAATTCAGACAATTTGAACAGGAGTTACGTCCTGTTGAACAGGTTTATGATGTTCCTGCATTCCAGGATGTTCCTGCACCTGAGAATAAGATCAGTGATGTGCTTCTCAGTGAAAACATTGCACGGCAAAAACTTGGTGACACGGTTATGGACCTTGCAACAACTGCAGGGAAAATCATTGCATCAGAAAGTACACGTTTAAGGAAACGTCAATGGGATGAGTCAGCACCTAGTGCTATGAGAGAACTTAATACAAAAATTGAAAAACAAATAATTGCAGATTACCAAGCAGGATTAACTCCTACACAAGTTGAAGAAGGATGGTTTGAGTTTACTCACAATACTTTAATGGGATTGAGTAAGGGGCCAGATGTCCAAAGTGTCCATCCTGAAGACCGTCCCAAACTGATGGCTCTTCTTAGAGCAAAAATGGAAAGCGGTGAAGTCAAGGCATTGAAGCAGGCTTATGGGATGGATAATGACCTCCAGACCAACACAGTTTTAAACTCAATTCGAGAAAGTTTAAGTGAGCAATTAGGAAACATACAAAATCCTCAATTCAACAAAAACGAACAGGGTGAAGGAAATGGTCACAACATAGGATTGGAAGAATTTACAACCAACTATGTCACACAATGGTCGGATAATCGGATTGAGCAAATACTGAATGAAAGGAAGATTGAAAGTCCTTACATAAGGGACCGTATCCGTCTCCAGGCTGCATCTGATGTACTGAATTTTAAGACCAAAGCATTAGAACATCACAACCTAATTAAAAGTTCTACTGCATCAGGATTGTGGGAACAAGAGTTTCTGGAACAAGTCCAAACCAGTGCATTAACAGATCCAGGTTTTAGAAGACGAGATGGAGATGAGAGAGTTGATTCCAGAATTGCTCCTGCAGAAAAGTTGATCGATATTGCAGTCGCAGCAGGATATGTACATCACAGAGATGGCCCTAAAAGAAAACTGGCAGTTCGCAATCTCATCGACCTCAACGATGTGAAAACAGATATTGGTGATAATCCTGAACTTGCCCTTCAAAGACTAAGTACAGAACCAATCACTGTTGCTGACAAAATTAAGTTTTTTAAAGAACATGACATTCAGCTTAATAACAAGGGTGAACTTGCTTTAAGCAAGAGACCTGAAAACTATGGATCTGTGTTAGCACAATGGGAGGATCTAGAAGCAAACACTGGTGGTTTTTATCCTACAATCCAAGGAGGAGTGAGGCAGGATTTTATAACTAAGGCACAAAAAGCATTAGATGACAAAAAAGTTGCAGACCGTGACCTTGTGTTTAAACAACTGGATGCAGGATTACGGATTATTTTAGATCCAAATGTTGATATTACAGAAATACAAAAGGTTTTAGATCCTGAATACATAGACCAGCATCTTGGTGAAAGAAACATTAAAAAGTGGGAATTAGACCAATATAAGATTTTGTACCAATACGGAATGGAGGTCCGTAAAGGTGCTGGCGATTTTAAGATGCTTTCCAGTCAAGGGATGAAGGAGGTTGAAAGCAAACTGAATCCTAGCAACATGGATTTCGGCACATCTGAGACAGAGATTTTTAAAAGAAATGTCATGGATGGCATCTACAAGGGATTCCTGGGTGCAACTGCAGAAGTGAGAAAACTGAGAAGTCAGGACAAGGCTGCAGTTGGTTTTCAAAAAGTATCAGACCGTGACCTTAATCCTTTTTCTGAAGATGGATTGATGGTGATACTTACTGATCAATTAAACTGGAAGGGTGAAATTGATTTTGGTGCATCAGCAGAACCTCAAAATTTTCCATCTGCAAGAGAACTGACCAGACGTGTTGCAAAAGGTGAATTGTCCATTTGGACTAAAGGAATGGCAGAAAAAGTAGAAACAGAATGGAATGCAATTACAGAAACAGGTTCTGGTATTGAAAAGAAAACATACTTGCAAAATATGCTAAAGCAATATGGTGATTATGGCTCAGTAGCATTGCAACAAATGTTTAAGATGAAAGGCTTTACCAGAGCCGACCAAATGTACTTGGTTATTCAAGATCCTAGTGTCTTAGAAAACTTAAATACTGCACAAAAGAATAGGGATGAAAATAAGAAGAATGCTGCAGTAATTATGGATGGTGATTTTGAAAGTTATGAAGAACTAAGAACTGAGATTGGAAGAACTAAAGAATTTGAACAATTTTTTAAAACATTTTACCGAAATGGTCAGGATAAGACTGCATTGCTGGATATGTATGTTGATTATGCTCTTCAACTTAAAAGCCAAAATCCTTCTTTAAAAACAAAAAAACTTATTAATGAAGACGAGAATCATGCATCCGTCTTCCGTCACCTTGTGAAAGACCTTTACGAAGTTATACCAGGAGGGTCTGGTGATAATGTGACTGTCAGGATACCTGCAGGAGAGTTGGAAGGAAGAGATCCAAAAGATGCAGAAACAGGATTGGTGCAGTTCACAAAAGGTTTGTTGCAAAAACGGAAGAATGACCAAAACTGGAATTTTGTTAGGTTAGAAGATGATGCATCAATTTTAGGTATTGAAACTGGAGATGACTTGTACCAGTGGAAGACCAATGCAGATGAGTCTGGAATGATACTGACTTTTTACAACAAACAAACAGGCATACAAGAACCTGCATTATATCAAGGAAAGACCACAACCCTAAGTTGGGAGCAGTTACGAGGAATCACAGACAACAGAGATAGACCTGTGAAAGAGTGGATTGATGGAACCATAAAGGCATTTGAGAACTATCAATTCTTCTCTGCAGAAAGAGTCCAACAGACTGCAGAAAATATGGATCTGGATGCTACTCCAATCGACTTACGTCCTGCAAAAGAAGCAAAAATACAGAAGAGAAGAGAAGAAAGATTAGAAAAGCAAAAGATAGAAGAACAACAAGAAGCAGAAGCAGAAGCAAAAGAACAGGAACGTCTCAGGGATGAATTAGGGAAGCAGGAAGAGAAAAAAGAGGAAGTTGCAAAGAAGACATTATCCATGTTTGACCAAGCACGGTTGACGGAATATAAACGGATGAAACTTCCTCAAGATGAAATTGATAAGTTGATGAAGATGGACACATTAGAAGCAGAACAATATCTCATAAAGCTTGGTAAGTAATGCCCTACTACACAGATGAGGAAATACCCACATCAGGAGGAATGGAGCAGTTTGGACTCCAGTATGATCCTTCTATGTCTGTTCTCTTTGGTGAGTCTCTCATGGAAGGAATCCGTCAACTGACTCCCAACCTCGCAAGGTCTTATTCTGAATTACAGTATGCAGGAGGGACAATTTATGAAAACGAGGAACAGTGGCAAAGTTCTGAGTTTTTCCGTGAAGGATTGAAGTTCGAGGAACAGATGACAGAGGGTCAGGCAAGATTGCTGGCAGAACGATATGACCGTTCCATGAGCTATGGTCAGTTGGCAGCAAGAGCAGATTCACTAGGAGATTATGGAGCAATCTTTGGTGGTATGTTCATCGGCTCTATTCCTGATCCCATCAACTTTATTCCATGGTTGGGATTTGCAAAGAAGGGGAAGCAGGCAAAGTCTCTGATTGATGCAACCACAAGAGGAAGAGCAGCACTCCGTGGAGGTGCAGAAGCAGCAATTGGAACTGCAGCATTTCATCCTTTGTTTGCATTGGAAAAAGGTGCATACCAAGAGGAGTATGACATCTCTATGGCACTTATTGATGTTGGGATTGGTGCAGGAATTGGTGTAGGACTGGGTTCGATCTTTGGCAGGATTCATCCTGATGATCCTACTCCTCCATACAGAGGTCTTAATGAAGATCAAATCAAGGCACAAGCAAAGCAGGATCTTCAAGAGGAAATGGGAGCATTGCTTAATTCTTCACAGGAACAAGCATGGTTGGGAGCAAGAGAAGAGTTTTATAGAGGATTAAAACAAAGCATTTATAAGGGTATTGCTCATGTTCCTCCACAGTCACGAGTGATGGCAGTATCGTTGGCTCATGCTCAGATGGCATCAGGCCAGACTGTGGATGCAGCAAGAGTTTTAAACCAAGTTGAGATCGACACCTCAACTATGGATGGGGCACCGTCTGGGATGATTCGAGGTTCTTTCCAAGATTCTGTTCTCAACAATGAAGATGGGACTTTGCAGACTTGGTATCACGGAACGGTTCAGAGAGACGGAGATCAGTTTGAAACCATAGTCGCAGGACCAGATTCAAATGGCATGATCCCTTTTACAAGTAACCCAAAGTTTGCAGCAGAATTTGCAGAAAAAGGGAGATACTTTGGTATTGCAAACTGGTCTCAAAAAACAAGTGGCGAATATAATTTTAAAAGAGGTGGTTACAAAGCCTTACATGAACGCTATCCAGATGTTTTTGATAAAGAAACAGGTGATGTTTTAAATCTACAAAGGCTGCTTGATGATGATGTCAAAAAATCAATTAAAAATAATGAGCTTACTGATAAAAATAATAAGCCAATAAAGACAGAAAATATTAAAGCAGAAACATTAGCAAAAAAGTTAAAAGAAGGCTTTGAAGAAATAAGCACTCAAGGAGCCATTTATCCTCGTTTCCTCAATGTGAAAAATATTTACCCAGAGATTTTGGATTCAAGAGAAATAAGACAAAAAGGAGCAGAGTGGTTTAAAAAGCAAGGATATGATGCAGTTCGTTCTTCAGAATCAGGGTTTGATGATTACAGTGATGGGACAGTCCTTTTCACAGTAGACCCAAACCAATCCAAATCTGTCTTTGATCCAGAATTTACCCAATTCAACGAAGCAACCTCTGCAGACCCACTTCCTCCAGTTGATGAGACTCCAGTTCGCAACGAGTTTGAACTGGAAGAAGAGAACATTGATCTGGAAATTGCTGCACGAGAAAGTGAACTGACGGAACAGGATGCAAAGGATCTGGCAGAAATGGACCAGATGGTTGCTGATGTGGACAGGCAAGCACAGGCATACCGTGCTGCTGCAGACTGTGTGATGAGGACTTAATGGCAGTTGATAATTGTTTACTGGCCTTAAAACAGGCACGTTTCGGACTCAAAGATGAGGAAGCACTCGAATTAATTGATGATCTACGGAGCAAAAAGAATCATTTAATGAAGAAACCTGATTGGCAGGTAAAATTCCGTAGACAAATCAATGAGATGAGTGCGGATGCCCAGTTTGTGGCAAGGCAGAAAAGACTGCAGAGAAAGCTCCAAGTTGTTAAGGATTACGACAATCTAAAACGATTGAATGTAGATCCTAAACAACAGGAAAACTTTTCGGCTTTTCTTGTTGGTAGCACCGAAAAGAAGTTTGAGAATGCAGATGCAGTCTGGACCAACCAACATGCACAAGCATCTTTAAGAGTAGGAAGGATTCTAACTGTATTAGGTGGTGGAAACTCATCATTGAGTATGCCCTCAGTCATGGGCAAGTTCCCATTTGGACGAGGCTTGTTTGATCAGAAGGAATTCCAGGAAGCAGTGATTGAAGAACTGTTTCCCTTCACAGGAAAACAGAAAACCAAGAATGACCTTGCCTTCAAAATGGCAGAGGCAGTCAACAAGGAGCAACGAGAACTGGTCAATCTTGCAAATGCAGAGGGTGCAGCAATCGGTTGGCTTGATGACTTTGTGACCACCCAATATCACGATCTTACCAAGATCAAAGCAGCAACCTATGCAAAGTGGAAACAAGATATTGAACCACTCTTAAACGAGGACAAAACCTTTAAATCAGGAGAAGCACAGGACCGTGAAAACTTCTTACAGACGGTCTATGACAACATCGTGCAGAACCGCAAAGCCATTGTGGATGCTGCTCCTGAAGAGGTGGGAATGGGGTCTAAATCACTGGCAACCATGATGAGCCAGCATAGGCAATTGCACTTCAAAGATTCTCAAGCATGGTTGAAATACAACTCATTGTATGGGCATGACAATCCAATAGAAGCAATCCTTTCAGGAATTGAGAGGATGTCTGCAAACACAGTCTTGATGCAGAAATTTGGTGCCAATCCTGACTTCACATTTGATAAGTATCTCAACTCCATGCCTGATCTCTCACAGGGAGAGAGACGTGTGATCAAATCTCAGTATGAGTTCATCTCAGGAAAGGCTCATCAGGTAGGAGATCCGACTCTTCACAAGTGGGAGCAGGGACTGTCTGCCATGCAGAATCTTTCCAAACTTGGGACTGCAACGATTAGTGCAACCACAGACCCGATGTATTCCGCATTTGCGACACATTACCGTGGCAAGAACATTTTCTCTTCATATTTTGAAACCTACAAAACAGGTCTCATGCAATCTCCATTTTGGAGAACTGCAGGAAGAAAAGAACGAAGAGAAACTATGCGGAAAATAGGTATTGCAATTGATGGAGTAATTGGTAGTGCTTCCATGAGATTTGATCCCAATGGGGGAGGTCCAGGACTTGCCCAGAGGATGACCAACAATTTCTTCAAGTGGACTGGTCTGAATGGCTGGACCAATTGGTGGAGTGAGGGTGCAGGGGTTCTACTTGCAGATGATTTTGCAGAAGCAACACGGAGACCTTTTGGAGAACTTAACAAACGCTTTCAGGAATTTCTGGGGAACTATGGAATTACAGAGCAGGATTGGGAAGTTCTTTCGACCTTTGAACCAATGGTATCTGGAGACGCAAAGCTTTTTACACCTGAACTTATCTATCGGGATCTGGAAGAGAAGATTGAATCGATTCCTAAACCGACTAAAGAAGACAAGATTGCTTTCCGCACACAAAGAGATCTAGCAGATAAACTTCAAAACCTTTTCATAACTGAAAATGAAAACAGTATAATAAGACCAGGAGGACGTGAAAGAGCATTCATGATGCGAGTGCCTTTTGGAGGAGACGATGTGGCAAAGCCAGGAACTCCTTCAGGCATGGCAGCAAAGCTCTTCTGGCAGTTCCGATCATTCGGCTTATCAATGGTGATCAAGAACTACCCTCGTGTGAAGGATATGGGGATGCCAGCATTCATGCACCTACTCCCAATGGTTACATTAGGCTATGCAGCATATACTGCAAAAGGCTTGATGCGAGGAAGGGAACCAGTTGATCCCAGAGAGGATATGGAGACCTTCTTAAAGGTTACACAGGCATCTGTTTTACAGGCAGGGTTCGGAGGAATATTTGGTGATTTCATCTTCAATGATTACAGAAAATTCGGATCATCAATTGCTGATGTTGCAGGAGGACCAACAGTCGCAACTGCACAGGATATTGCAGAACTTTTCAGTGCATTATGGAGAGCAGAAGACCCTGCTGCACAAGCATGGAATGTCATAAAGAACAATCATCCTTATGCAAACTTTTGGCTTACTCGAACTTTATCTGATTACTTCATCCACTATCAGATCCAAGAAATGCTGAATCCAGGATATTTAAGACGGATGGAGAAACGATACAAGAGCCAATATAACCAGGATTTCATAGACGGTTATGCACCCTCAGACATAGTACGCTAATGACAGTTTCCGTAAATCGATCCAGAGTCCAATACACAGGGAACGGTAGCACCACTGCATTCAACGTCACCTTTCCTGCAATCACACAGGCAGAGATTGTTGTCACAGTAACCACCGACGGTGTTGACAGTGTGAAAACCCTTAACACACATTACACCCTGACTGCAGCACCCTTCTCCACAGGAACAGTTACCTTTCTGACATCTCCTACAGATTATACTCCAGCATCTAGCACAACCATCACCATTTCAAGGAGCCTAGACTTCCTTCAGTCAACAGATTATCAGGCCAATGATGCACTGGATGCAACAACATTAGAGACGGCATTCGACAAGGCAACCTTGCTGGCCCAACAGTTAGATGATGACAAGTCAAGGATGCTCAAGTTTAGTGGGACTTTAACGGATTCCTTTGACTCTGATGACACAATTACCACCATCACTTCATCTGCTTCAGACCGTGCATCAAAGTATTTGGGTTTTGATGCAAATGGTGATATTGCGACTTTAACCTCGATTACTGGAGTCACTTACACAGAAACATCAATTGCAGCAGGTCACATCCTCCGCTATTCAGGATCTGCTTGGGTGAATTCCAGTATTCTGGCGTTAGATGATATCAAACTCTATTTCGGAACCGATTCCGACACCAGTATAGAATGGGATACCACCGATACTGCATTACAGTTTCAGGCAAATGTCGAAGGTCAACCTTTAAGCATTGGGTTATATGCAGATCAAGGAGATGACAATATAGATAAGTGGAAATTGAGTGTTGCTGACGGGGGAGTAATGACATTCAATACCAAAGCTTCAGGATCATTCGTCCCACTACTAACCATCACCCCTCATGCAACAGCAACTTCCTCTTCAGTAGTGATTGCAGGAGATTTAACAGTTGACGGGACTACGACAACTGTAAACACGGCAAATCTTCTTGTTGAAGATCCTTTGATTGTTCTCAGTAAAAATACAACTGGTGGTTCTCCCTCAAATGATTGTGGGTTAATTATCGAGCGTGGAGATCTTACCAATGTCGGTATGATCTGGGACGAAAGTGCTGATGAGTTCGCTTTTCTTTCATCAACTTCAGAAGCAGGGTCAACCGCAGGAAATATTAATATGACAACTTTTGGAGATGTTCGTACTGGTAAAAACTATGAAGAACGATCCTGTTATAAAAGAGGATTTCATCAATCATTAGTATTTGGATTATAAAGGAGATTTATGGCAGTACCAACAGGACCAGGAACCGAAACAATACACTCTCATTTATTTGCAGATGTAGATGCAGACCAAACTTTAATTCTAGGAGTGCAACATCATATCTATACAGTTTTAAGTGTTATTGTTCATTGTAATGCATTAAATGCCACAGCAGATTACTTTTATTTAAGGCTTGTTGGATATGATTCTCATGGAGGAACATCTGCTCAAACGATGACTGTTTTAAAACAAAACATAGCTGCAGGACAAACTTTTGTCTGGAATGATCGATTTTCATTTAATGGTTCAGAACCATCAGATTTTGCCTCTGGAGGATTAACAGTCGCAGCCGACCAAATTGCTTTAGCAGCACAAGGGAATTCTACTGTCCAATATTTACAAGCGGGCGTAACTCATGCAAATGATGATTTTGATGTGTATGTAACATACATAGATAACGATTTTACCTAAAATTTAATATGAGATCTGGAATTGTTGGCAATCAGTCTGTTCCATCTGGGTTAGTCGCTTATCGCGCTTCAGGAGGCTTAATTCCTGTAGGTTGGTCAGAATACACTTCTGCAAGAGGAAGGATGGTAGTGGGGTTACCTTCAGGGGGAACTGATGGTGGAACTGTTGGAACTGCTCTGTCAAATGTCCAGGATAAAACGCATAGCCATACCACACCATCCCACTATCACGATATCCCTTATGGGAATGACACAACCAATCTTTATATGAGACGTACTCCTGCTGATGCATTTGGGAATGGGGCCTCTCTTAGCAGTGCGACTGCTTGCACAATTAGTGTTACATCAGGAACAGCATCTTTTAATTATGCAAGAAGTGAAAACAAAAGTGCAGGAGATACTGGGACTGCTGCAATGTCAGATTTTGTAGCCTACATCCAACTGATGGCAATTAAAAAAGATTGAAAACTGAACTAGAAAAGATAAATCATTTTCCTGATGCATTAGTACCGAATGCAAAGAGTTTGGATGAGGTTTTTGAATCATGGCAGAAAGCAGGATTAACTCCAACAGAAGTCTCAGAAGAGGATTTAATTTCAGAAATAAAAATTGAAGCAGGAAAGCATAATGGTGAATTAAAATGGAGTGTAGAAAAAGCGGATGGAATCCGGGCGTTGGGAATAATGGCAGTCGCTATGAGATCTATGTTTCAGGAATATTTACAAGATGGAGGCAGACACAAACTTAGTATTGAATCACCAAATACTAAAGTAGCGATTCAACTTAACAATAATAAAGTCCAAATTGCATACAATCATAAGCAAATCACAACAGTTAAAGGGCTTTTAATAGCATCACTTTGGAAGCTTATAGAGGAAACAGAAAAGGATGACATCCATCCTTTAGACAAATTTACAGGTGAACTTAATTTTAAAATAAATGAATGACACTTCAAGAAGTTCAAGAGAAATTAAGAGTTGTTAAAGAACAGTTGGAATTAGTTCCTAAACTCCAGGAGCAGTATCATCAGTTATTAGGAATGGAAAAACTTCTTACGATTCAAAAACAGGAATCTGAGAAACCTGAACTAAAAGTAGCTAGTAAATGAGTGGACATCATCCTCCTGCACCACAAAGCATAATGGAAATAGATCAAGTAATGATATTGGTAGAAAGAATAGGACTGCCAGCAGTTATTATTGGATTTTGTTTCTATTACATAATGAAAACTCAGCAGGCTCACAGGGATGAAATAGTAAGGTGGGAAAATAAGGATTCGGAAGGTGATTCTAGGCTTATAGATGTAATTAAAGAACAGAATGCTAGAAATGAACATTTTGCTGAAGCTATTAGCAATTTAACTATCTCAAATAAAGATGTAACTAAGTCAAATGAAAGATTAGCAGATGAGATTAAAGGCATGGCATCAGCGTTAATAAGGAAGTAAATGGCTAAAGAAACAACTGTAACAACAGTTACAAAACCAGATCCTCCTAAACCGATGAAACCTGTGATGACGGTTAATGAGAGGATTCAGGTGAGTCGATTTATAGCTAGATTTGCCATTGCCATATCAGCATTAGGCATATTTGCTTATGTAGTACACATAATGTTGGGTGCTTCTGCAGAACTACCTTCTTCTAGCAAGGATTTGTTGAACATTTTGATAGGAGCCTTCATTCCTATCATTGCAGGTATTGCAAAATTTTATTTTGAGTCAGGTGGTGACTTAGCTCAAGAGCCAGAAAAGCATGAAATACCACCACACAATGACGAGGAAAAAAGTGATAACTAATATCATTAAAACCTTCTATGACTTATTCCACCCTCAACCCGAAAGAAAGGAACCTATGCTTAACTTGGTCTTGCCATTCGTGGCTAACATGCTCAAAGACATCGTAGCCGATAAAGCTCAGTCTCTTGCAGCGGAACACCTAGAACCACATCTTGAAAAACTTCCTAAAGAAGTACGAGAAGCACTGGATGGTGCTGTGGATGGTGACAACTCTCATGGTCACAAATCCGTCATGGATCTTATCAAAGGATAATTTCCTTGCGATGCGAATTTCCAAAAACTTTTCACTACATGAACTGGTCTATTCCACGAGTGCAATCCACGCTGGCATAGACCAGGAAGACCACCTTGACACCAATGCCGTGGCACGGATCACGGCACTCACACTAAATATCCTCCAACCAATCAGGGACCAATTTGGTCCTACTAAAATCAATAGTTGTTTCAGATCCAAACCGTTGAATGATTTGATCAACGGATCTCCTAAATCTCAGCATTGCTGTTTTGGGGAACACACCCATGCTGCTGCTGATGTGGAAATCATTAGCGAGAAGGTTAGCAACCTGGAACTCGCAGAATGGATTCGAGATAATTTAGAGTTTGATCAGCTTATCCTTGAAAATTACAAACCCAACAGGGTCTCAAAAATCACAGGTAGGGTTGAGGGACCAAACTCAGGTTGGGTCCATGTATCCTATTCTTCTGTGGGAGAGAATCGTAAACAGATTCTGAGAATGGTTAAGGATAAAAAAGGAAAAGCAAAATACTTCAGAGGACTAACGGAGTAGGGGTTCGTCTTTGATTAAAACGCAAAGGTGGGAAACAACCTCTACTCCTCCACCAGACACTGAAGATGATCCTCTAGATTACACCAATTATGAACCTTGCTGGCCTGATCTCAGGTACGATGATCCTGATTTTAAGGTAGGTGAGGAGGGTAAAAAGTGATATCAAACTGATATCAAAAACCCCGAAATCGTGGGAACTGATATCAGTGATATCATTCTAGACTAAAACCTTGTTTACTCCCAATCTACTGAAATCACTCAATAAATTGGTGGGTCGGCTGGGACTCGAACCCAGGGCCACCTGATTAAAAGAGAGATGCTCTGATTGTGTAGAGCATTGATATGACTTGGTAAATTGGGAGTAAAACATCAACTGTTATCAAAAGTGATATTAAAATTATGCAAGCATCCTTTGATTCATGCCTTTCACAACCTTACTGGAATGCTCCTCAGTCAGGTGTGAATATCTCATAACCATGTTCAGGGTTCTGTGACCCAGAGCATCGGCAATCTCTCTCAAGGTTGCACCATCCATTGCCATGTAACTGGCAAAGGTGTGCCTGAGATCATGAAACGTAAAGTCTTCCAATCCTGCAGCCTGAACTGCCTGTTCATAAGGTTTGCGAAAACTACGAGGTTTGTTCTTATCCCACTTTCCAGGGAAGACCAGTTCGGTATCAATCCTTCTGATCTTGTTCCGAAACTCTGTTAAGGCAGGTCCATCAAAAGAGATCCTTCTGGTATCTCCATTTTTGGTATCACGGAATATGACTGATCCATTTTTCAGATCCACATCACTCCATTTCAAACCCCAGATTTCTCCCTCTCGTCCTCCTGTGGATAGTGCAAGCATCACCACAAGATAAAGATCAGGATTGGAGGATTTGCGACATTCTGAAAGCAACCTGAGACGTTCCTCATTTGACAAGAATCTGGTCCTGCCTTTCGGCTCCTCAAGCTTTGGAACAATCCTCACAGGATTCTGCTCCAAGATGAACCATTCCTCCACACAGACGGTGTAGACCTTAGATATTGCACTCAGATATCGGTTGACTGATGCAGGACCAACACGGTCCATCAGCTTCTCTTTGACCTGAACAATGTCATAGGGTTTCACATCCTGTGCTTTGATCTTGGGTAACTCCCTCATCCAGTATTCCAACTGACCTCGAACTGTAATGTCAGGATCTTTCTTATCAATGAAATCCTGAATCAGTTTCTGAATGGAATCTGCAGATGCAGCAGAACTCTTCTTCTGCAACTCCTTTTCCAGTCTGTCCTCATAGAGCCGATTCAGGAATCGATCCCTCTGGGACGGTGACCCTTTTGCAGAGTATTTGTTCCTTTCCTTGATGGAACACAAACTCAGTTTCTTATACTGGCCTGATGGGAGAATTAACTCATAGAATCTCCCATAGACCCGATTTCCTCGTGTGAAGAAAATGGATTCACTCATACGACCTCCTCGCATATTTCAATTGCCTTTTTGATGGACTTTTTCGTCTCTTTCAAATCCTCTGTTTCAATCACAATTGCAGGTTCAATATCCTGTTTATTCAAAAATTCAACAACTTTCATTAAACCATTCATCTGTTCGGTTTTAGAGTTTCCTTTAATATTAAGACGGTAAGTCCTTTCTTCTTCTGAAAGGACTTCCCATTCAAAAGAACAATTGTGTTCTTCTGCTATCAATTTAATGTCATCCCAAATCTCACGATGTGCATCAAAAGACTGTCTAGTTGGACACTGAATCGTCTGAATTTCATGAAATTCCATAGTGCTTCTATTCCTTTCTAATTACCTCTAAGAGTAATTGTTTGACTTCTTTGAGTCGTGCTTTGAGTTCAATATTCTCTTTTTCAAGATCTCTATTCACATAGGGAGGATCAGTCCCAAACAATACATGATCAACACTCCTTTCATTCTTGATGCAGTAGTCAATGACTTCCTGCAAGGGAACCGTCCCTCGCTTTTTGTAGCCAGCAAAAGATTGCTTCGTCTGCCCTAGATAATCAGCAATCTCTCCATCAGACCTTGCTCCTTCCAATCGTGTAATTCGGTCCATAACGTCTGAGAAATTCATCTTATAAATTTATTGTTGACATTTAATTTCAATCTGTACTACAGTACATCCTACATTGTCTGGATGACAATACAGTAATACTGTATCACAGTATAATTAGACAAGGGATCAATATGCAAGAGTTATTTGATACAAAATCCGCAGCACAGTTCCTGGGACTGACGGTGGACCAACTCAGGAGGAGGGTCCGAAATCAAAAAATCACTCCAACATTTAGATCAAGAAATACTTTTCTATGGACGGAAAAGGATCTGTTAAAGGCCAGAGAGTCGATCACCACGACTCCTTTGTAAGGCGAATCATGGTCGAGAAGGGACTGACCACCACGGTCATGTCAAAGAGATCTCATTTCAACAGAAAGTTGATCTCTGCCTTTTTGCTCAAACCCTTCATGACCACTGGTAACCGTAAGGCATGGTATTACGGATGGGCAAAGGCTCTGGACGAGACTCCTCAGTTTGTGGAAAAGGAAATGGATCTCCTCTTTGCCCACCGTTTCTTCAACTGCATCACCTGTGGTAAACGAACCTTCCGATTCCAGAATCATCAACGATTCTGTGGGAACCCATGCAGAGTCAAATGGAGACGTGATACCCCCAAGGAGCATTTCAAACCTGATCAACACACCATCAGGTTTGGATCTTCCTATCGAAAATCACCTGTTGAAGTAACTGAGACCCCCACGAGACCCCCTAGTGTGAAAAGCCACTTTCAGAATGAAGTGGATCAGTATTTGGCACGAGGAGGAACCATCAAAATCCTCAAAACTGCTTCTGTTGAGGATTTAATCACTATCCCCCAAAAAGACTATGACGAATCCAACATATCCAAACGAGAAGACGAACTGGGACATGAATATTGGTCCTGATGGATGTGACCTTGATTACCAAGGTTCAGACGAAACAGACCGTGAAGAAAAAGAATGGGATGAGTTTGAGTAATGGCAGACCAATTAACAGAAATGGAAATGCTCCATCAACTGAGAAGGATGAATGCCAATTTTGAGAAGTTCTTCAAGATGGTGGGGCCAGGACTAGAGAAACACGAGTTGATCCAGTCGATGAAAACAGAACGTGAGCAGAGACTGGCTGCAGCATCACGTTTTAATAAGGAGAAACCTCATGATGATAGAAAGTCATGATGTCGTTCAGATCCTGAAAAAATCGAGGGATAAAAGGAACCGTGATGCCGAAAGGCAACGGATCTTTGAGAATTTTTTCAAGAGACTGAACAAACGAGGAATCACTTTGAAACAAATATTCCTTGAAGACAGGGATGCTGACGAAGACATTCGTCAGGTTGCAATTGAAACCAAAAACGAGATGCACAATGAGCATAACATTCGATGATATCCAGTCAGGAATCAATCCTGATCAAGGGATGAAGGTCGCAGTTCATGGACCTCCTGGTATTGGAAAGTCAACCCTTGGTGCCCAGTTTCCTGGACCTTTATTTTTCGATTTTGAAGGTTCACTCACCAACATTGATGTCCCTCACTTTGATTTGAGAGAGAAAAAGTTTGAGGAGACCATGGATGCACTCCGTCTCCTCTGGGGTGATGATCACAAATTTGAATCTCTTATCATTGACACTGTTGATTGGTTGGAAATCAAAATCCATGACCATGTCTGTGAGAAGATGGGAATCCAAAACATTGGAGATCCTG